CCGGTATTCCTTTTGCCATTACGTTATGCTGTCCTTGATTGCTTTTTGCAAATACTCGATACCGGCTTTTCCAGCCGGGGCCAAGTAGGGCCGGCTCGGAAATGACCCGCTAACCACTTTCCCCCCGGGTTGCTTTATTTTCGCAGATCCGCCCGCCTCTTGCAAAGTCGGCACGTTTTTGGATTTTGCCCCTATCGGTTGCGTGAATACGTCAACCTGGTCCGCCTTGGGATCGTATTGGTAGATAATCGAGCGTAGGTTTTTTTGTGCGCTACCGTGATAATATGGCGGTTTGCCCGGGGGACTGGCTAGCCCCTTTTGGAATCGCTGTTGGCCTTTACGCTTCCCGCTTTTGATCTTTTGATAGCGGCCGTATTGGGTCAAGTTTTTTAGCTTGCCGGCTTTGGTCCGCCGTTGCGGGGCCTTTTTCATCGACCGTCGGGCTATTTGCCGGATGGTCGCCCCGGTCCTGTTCATTGTCCGGGCCTTGGCTTTGCCGATGCGTTTAATTAGCTCGGGACTATCAAAAAAGAACGACTTGCGTACCAGTTTTATTTGTACGGTTTCCGCCATCATTCCACCTTGCCCGCCAGCCCTGTTAGGATGGAAATATTGTCGCGGTTTAATTGCGTTCGGCCGCTTCCCTGTCGCATCGGGTTTAGCTGGTCCGGCTTTACTGGCGGTTTCCCTTTTCCGCGGTTCGCGTTTGCAATCATGCAGGTTATCGCGGCGGTATGGTCCCAATGGGCGGTTAGCTGTTCTTTTAGCATCGTCGCCAATTCGAAATAAGAGAAACCCCACGGCTCTACGCCGATGATCCCAGCGGCCCGCCATACTGTAGGCCATATGCTTATCATTCCGGCGTCGGGGTCATCGCCTTGATTGTTGTTGCTATTTCGTTCTGTATCGCTTCCAGTACCGGAAAAAAAACGGTTAGCTCCCCCCTAAATTGCTCAACCAGTTCGGCCATCGTTTCCGGGGCCAACTCACAAAACGAATCAAACGTTTCCACGCCGGCCGGTTTTAATTGCTTTTCATAAACCAACCAAGCCGCATCGATAGCGTCCAACGGATTGACCGCGATAGCTTGCAGTTTGCCGTTGGTTAGGTCGCCGATGTCGCAACCCTTCCGCCGAGCGTAGTAAAGTTGCTTTAGCTCTACTCGCAAATCTACCTCTTTCCCGTCGATATTCATAAATTCCCCAATAGTGCAAAGGCTACAGTACAACGCTGACGGTTTTATAGGTCGGGACCGCGTTAGTCACCGGCTCGAGTGTAGGACTAAATCGGATGTCATGTACCTGCGCGTCCTCAAGAGAACGTTGCTCAGTAAAGTTGGTAACGTAAAACGCGCCCCATAAACCGGTGACGCTGATAGTCCCCGTTTCCCCGTGTCGTTCATCGCCGGATTGCAACGGCCCATCGACGAAAGCCATTAAAAGCGTGGTATTGTTGAAAAAGGCGTCCTGAATGTCATCAAAGATCGTATCCCCTGGCAAGTGCATGATTTGCGTTTCCACGTTCCCGTTTGCTAGCCCCGGGACAAACTGGCGAAACGTGACCGACGCCCGGCTTGAGGCGTCTACTTCGGTACGGTCCATGTCAACCGTTTCATCCCGAACATAATTGAAAAGGCTATACGTCGTCGGTATCGCAATCGTCCCGGCGAGGTTATAGGTGTAAAGTTGCAAGCCGCTTTTTAATGCCATCGGGTCACCCGCTAAAGTTAAGGTTTATTATCGCTTGGCAAATTAACCTTGCCTGCGTTTGGGATTGGTCCAGTTCATAGCGCCCCGTTATCTCTATTGTATCCACCCACGCGTCGGCTTTTACAACTTCCATTAGTCCGTCAAACGAATCTAGATAGATGTCGAAAAAGCCCTCGCCCGCGTTTGGTTCCTGCTTTACGATCATCGTGATAAGCAACCGTATATCCTGTCGCCAGTCCCCGCGTGATTCGCGGATATGTTCTAGGTTATAGGGTGCAATCGTTGTTTTCGGTGTCCCTGTTATTGCGTCTGATTCGGCGAACGGATCATAGGTAAACGTTACGTCATCGATGCGGCCCGTTGCGGCTGCATTGATCCGGGTTGCTAGTTGTCGGCCTAGGTCTGCATCACGCGGCAACTTCCCGGTCCTTTCTGGTATGGATTCGGAACGCTACTCCGTAAGCGTCGGAATCCTCGAAATGGGCTGTAGCGAAGCTATCACCGTTTACTAAAAACACGTTCCAATAGTCGCCGATTCGTTGCCAAATCTCGTCGTTTCGTTTCGGCTTTTGGTCATCGGACCAGACAAACGCGGATTGTGAGATTGTGAAATCCCGGGTAACGGTTCGCAAAACGAAACCGTTTACGTCTGCCTGATCGGTGACCAATTGCCCAACGACCGCCCGCATATCGTAAACCACGCCGGCCCGGATGTACCGGACCGGTTCGGACGTGGTTTCAATCATGCGGCGCTGTAGATAATCCGCCGCTTGCGCGAGCAGATTCGTCACCTAACCCACCGCGCCGTTGATTGCTACCTGAACGAAAAGCTCCCCGGCAACATAGACGGAATAAACCGTTCCGATGTCGTAATCCCCCGCCCCGGCAACCACCGCTTTTCCCGCGGTCGCGTCCCAACCAACGGTTGCACCGTGCGCAAAGGCGGTATCGTCCGGGTTTTCGATCTTATACACACCGGCAACCCGCAACGCGCCGAGCGTACCGTTTGCGATCAGGTTATCGGCGATACCAACGCCGATTCCTACGCCGTCAACAATCTCGCCCGGTTCTACGTCCGCGAGTACCGCGGTGTAATCGGCGAAAACGCCGGTTTGAAAAAAGCTATTCATTATTCGTTTTCCTCTAAAGGATCAGTTTTTGTAAGTTGAAGGTTAGATCACTCGCCAGCCATTTTGACGGCTAGACGCTGATCCCAAAGAGCAACGCCGAAATCGAACACGCCCCGCATCTGGACGCCCAACTGGTTAAAGTCAACGTCTGACTGGGAAATAACCGGCGTTCGCTGTCCGCGTAGGTAGGCGATATTGATAACCGCGGTGTCCGTCGGGTTAGGCAACAAATACCATTCATCTTCGCTGGTCGCAAGTTGCGAAAGGAACGGGCTAGCCAATGGGCGGAATTGCCCTTGCCACTGATTTTCGATGGTTTCCTTCGTGGAAGCATCGGTAAACCGGTAACTAGCATCATTGAACAACTTACGGCCTTGGACGGCGTTTTTAGTCGTCGTCAAGAGCAAAGCCGGCTCAATCATCACGGGGTTACCTTGACTGTCAACCTGATCCAGAAACAGCTTATAAGCCGTTCCGAGCGAATCGATGTCAAGCGCGGTCGCCGCACCCGCCGCATAGTTGGCCTTTTTCTTGGCGGTCGAAGTCGAAAAGAAAAAGTTTGTAGATGCGGCCCCGGTCGATGCACCGGCAAGCAAAGACAAAACAGACTTTTCAAGCGTTCGAGCCGCCATTTTTCCGAGCAGACTCGGAATTGCAAGCATCGCGCCGAGATCGTCATTGATAAGCATTTGCCGCGTAATCCCGAACATCCGGCCATAGGTTTTGACCTGATTGGAAAGGGTTTCTTCGGTCAAAGTGCTGTTTTTGATTTCCCCGGTTGCGCCGAGTTCCTCAAAATCGCCCGCTTCGGTCATTCGGTAGCGGTCAAATTGTTTGAAATCCGTTGTATCGGTTTCGGCACAAAACTGACGGGCAACGCCCATTCCGGTGTTATAGCTTTGCAACATCGCCTTATTAGCAACGCGGGACAGGATGCCGGGCAAACTGATAGTTGAAAATCCCGCGGATGCTCGGACGCTTTGACCGCATTCGAGGGCCGATGCCAAAACGGTGTCGTCGATACCTTGGCCGGGCGTAACGCTTTTGCCGTGGGCGTGCAAAACCAGATGGATCAGCTTGTGAACGTTGAAACCACGCAAACCAGCCGCGTCGTTCATAGCCTTATCTGCGGCCTGTGCGCCAACTTCGGTTTTGAGCGATTCCGAAACGGTTTCTTCGTCCATCCCGATAGATGCACAAAGGGCCGCGGTGATTGCGTGGCAATCCGCCCCGGCGTAGGCCGGCGCGGATGATGCCCCATTGGGCAACGGCCGGGATGCTTTCAGAAGTTCAAGCTCGAACGTCTCCGGGCTGATTTTCCCCGTGATAGCTTGCGCCTCGAGCCGGTCAATCAAAGCATCGTCGCAACGGTCCGCGTATTGTGCGGAAACGCGGGCGATTCTTTTAAG